ACCTGTGTATGTTGAAGCCATTTATTTTCTCCTATGCTGCATCACTATAACTTGTATTTGAGCCAGTTGCAACATTTGTATACGAAGAATTTGAACCCGTGTCAATAGCTTCATAAGCTTGAATTCCGAAGCCAGAAGCAGTGCCAAAAGCAGCGACTTCAGCTGTTGCTGAAACTCCAGTTAATCCCATAACATCTGCTGGAACTAAAGTTCCAACTGCAGATGTAGCTGCAACTCCTACTAAACCTTGAACTATTGCAGCAGGGTCTAATGCTCCTACAGAAACAGTTGCTTGCACTCCTGTTGGAACTACAATTGGACTTGATCCAATTGATACAGATCCTGATGAAGATGTAGCTGATACACCACTTATGCCTACGACATCTGCTGGTGAAATAGATCCAACTGCTGACGTTCCTGCTTGACCAGTTAATCCCACTACATCTGCTGGAGTCAATGATCCAACAGCAGAAGTTGAAGAAACTCCTGTTAATGAAAATTCTGCGCTTCCTATTATAGTTGGTGATCCAACATTTGAAGTTGATGATACTCCAGTAAGTCCCATTACATCTGCAGGACTTAAAACAAAAGTCCCCCAACCTTGATCTTGACCCCAAGAACCTTTGTTCCAAGTGCTTCCAACTCCAACAAAAGATGTCATCGCATCTGGAGCTGTTAATTCAACAGTAAGTCCTGATTCACCCCAAGATTCAAAGTTCCAAGTATCTCTACCCCAACCTTGTTCAGGGAAAACATCTGGTGTTCCAAGAGATACAGTTGCTGATTGACCAGTTAAGGTTAATGTTACATCACCTAATTCATTCCATTCACCATCGTTCCAAGATGATCCACCCCAACCAAGAACAATTGCTGAAGCTGATGCCCAACGATTTGTATTCCATCCTAAAGCCCCCCAAGTGTTTGATGCAGGAGTGTTTGCAGTTCCACCCATTCCTGAGTGATTTGAACAATAATAATATAAAGTTGGTGCGTCGGTCGCTACAGTAATTTGAGTATAAGCACCTGAAGAACCTGGAGTTCCGTTTGTGGTTACTCCAGTGGTATATTCACTTCCACTGTTGTGAGTTCCATCGTTTGTTGTAGAAAATCTTAATGGGTGACCACCGTTTGAAGAATCTGCTTGATCAAATTTGTAAGTTCCACTTTCGGCTAAATATAAAGTATCCTGTTGAACACCATCGATAAAATATTTATTACCACTACCGGTGCTAACCACCGTTACTGTGTAGGTTCTAGTAACGGACATCCGTTGCTACCTCCTTACGCTATTCTTATGATTGCGTTTGTAGCGTCCGCTGTTGGGAATTGAATTGTGAAAGTTCCGCTAGTTACGGTTTTGTCTGCTCCAAATGCAACTGCAACACAAGCAGGATCACCTGTCGCTGTATCGTTATATATTAAACAACCATTAGCTGTAAATGTTGCGTCAGTGTAAGACACGTCAGAAAAATCACAAACTGCAGTCGTGCTTGATGCGGCAGGAGTTACGCTTGTAAGTGTTGCGCCTCCAGCTGTGTAAGCTGTTCCAGAAGTATTTGTAATTTCGTTTGAAGTTGAGTAAGCAGTCGTGCTAGCCCCTAAAGTCGCTGAACTAGTGTATAAGGCAATCTTAAAAGTATTACCAGTTGTTGCTGTAAAATTGTGAACGCCTTTTAAAAGTTCTACTTTGAAACTTGTACAAACTGCTGATGTTATTGCCATGTTTTATCTCCTATGGGTTTGGTGAGTCAATCGGAAGTCTTATTGTTCCATCTGTGTAGTCATCTCGTCTACGTCTTCCAACTTGCTCATTCGCAAACTTCTGTACCTCTTGTTTATACTTGTTCTCGTATAATGTCAACATATCTGCTGGCCCTTTTAAAAAACCATAAGTTTCTGCCAAACAACAATATAGCAGCCCATTAGGGAAGTTTAAGCTAATATAGTTGGTATTGTCACCCTCTAAAAGAGCCGGCGCTGCATTATAATGTACTCTAAATTTGTAGGTAGTGTCTGGCACAGGTGCAAACATCATTCTACCAGATGTAGTATCTGACTCTCCTGTGGCACCGCCAAACATAGCATAATATTTAGGTTTTCCTCTACTAGCAGAAGCTGTAGAAGATACGTATTCTTGAAGATATGTTATATCTTTTTTCTCTAACCAAACATTAGGTCCAGTCACTGCAGAAGTAGAATCATATACCTGTATACCTCTGATAAAAACTGCTCCTGCTGGAGCGTTAATAGTTTCTTGACCTGTAACTAAATTTCCTGTTTGTTGTTTTCTATCTGCATCGATAGGCACATCTCTAAAAATTCTATATTGTGCGTTTAAAATAATATTTTCTAAAACAGAATCAGATAATACATTAGAGTCAACTTCTGTGTAGCTTCTTATTTGTGTTTTTAATCCTGATGCGCTTAATCCTGCCATTATCTAATAATCTCCAAACAAGCTGGACAGCTTTTTCTAAATCTTAAATGTGATAAACAATGAGTTGGTTTAATTTCAATTTTAACTTCTTGTTTTGGTTCTTCTTTTCCAAACCATTTTTTCCATAATTTTTTTATATATTTAATCATGCTGTTAAAGTAACGGGTCCAACAGAACAACCGTCGCCTCCTCCTTTTACACTTCCTTTTGTAGCAGTGTTAGTATCAACTGTAAAATGAAAAAAATTAGCAGTTGAATAGTCGCTAGTATCTCTAGCATCATTTACATAAATACCTGTAGTTATTGTATATCCTGCTGCTTTTGCAATATTCGATCCAGATATACCGTCAAAACTTTGTGGGTTTGTAAATTGAAAGGTTCCCCCAGAAGCAGTGATAGCAAGTGGAGCACCTCTAAATCTTTTCGTACTTCCGTTTGTGATTCCGTGACCTGGAGCAGTTACATTTATAATTCCAGAACCAGCTGCATATGTTTCAAAAGCATCTGTCTGTAATAAATATGGAACGCTTGGTTCTGTTCTAGCTGGTCGTACATGACGTAAAGATATTGCATCTCCATTCATAGGTTTTGGTTCTAATTGTGGTTGTTTAGGTTCAAACTCTGATATGTGAACGAAAGATCCATTCCATTCCCTTACCATCTCATTGTATGGAAACTGTAAGCCTGATCTATCAGATATTGCTTTTGAGTGTTTTCCTGTTGCGTATTTAGCCATTATGTACTTGGGTAGTAAGCTTTAGGAGTAATATATGTACTTGAAGCTGACCCATCCTCCGCTAATGCTCTTGCTAATTCGTCTTCGTAAACTAATTTCATAGCTTGAATTAATTCTGGTTTATATTTTTGTGCTAGATAATATGCTAATCCTGAAACCATGCATGGAACAAATCTAAAAGGAACATCAGTTGCATCAGTATAAGTTGAATCAACGTCTTGAATTCTTTTAATAAAATAAAAATGCATATCATTTGATGCATTAGTAGAATCTGGTGTAGGATAAATATGTATTCTAACTTTATCTATAAATCTTTCAACCCAGTATTGATTAGGAGTTCCTTTAGATAATTTATTTGAAAAAGCAGCGTACGTAGATCTATCTACTTTTGTCATTGGAGAATCAGATTGAGTTGTTTGAGTTCTATTTTGTCTTAATTGTGCTTCTAACACATCAGACATTCCGTAGATTCCGTTTGTAGGTGTTGTAGTTGCACTCGTACCATCACTACTAGCTCTAAAAAAATCATAGTCAGACTGACCTTCGATTAAATCAAGATTAGTTTCGTCAACTTCCCAATAGTGAATACCTCTATTTCCCCATTCTTGAAATAAAATATTAAGAGATCTTCTTGCTGATTTTAATTGATAACCAGCTACATTTTGTAATCCAATACGTTCGAAAGATTCTTCTACTATTTCATCAATAGAAAAAGTTTTATCAAATGTAGTTGTTCCAGAGGTAGTGTTTGCCATTTAACCTCCTATGCGTCTAGGTATACTGTTAACCCTGTAATATCGCCTTGGTCCATAGGAAGATATGCACCTGCACTAAATAAAACTCCATCGTCAGGAATGTAAGGATCTAAATCTCCTGCGTCCGCAGGTATAGTCATTACAGTAGTTCCTGTGCTTGAAGTAGTTTTAAATAAAAAATTATCTGCAGATGAAATAACACCATGCATACCTTTTATTCTAGTTC